GCCCAGGGAATTTCAGGTTGGGAGGTCTTGCCGTGCGGCGCGGTGGGGAGGGTTTGAGTCAACCCTAACGAGCCATCAGAGAGCGCCCAGCGGTAGTAGGTCAAAGGGTCGCGGTAGGCCAGCTTCTTGAGCACAAGTTTCCCTTCGTCATTAAAATCATAGACCTTTTCAAAGGCCATCACCCCGTAGTCCAGGAAGAGGAGGATGTTCGAAAGCAGTTCATCAAATGTCTGATCCAACCCATGAAACAAGTTCTCTTCCACAAACTCTTTAATCTCTTCGTTCTGATCGTCCTGGTGGGCTTCCAGATACCAGTTGGCTCTCAAAATAGGCAGTTTCACGGCGCGTAAAATCGCGGCAATCGTGCCATCGGTCTTGCGCATCTTATCCCACTTGCGTATCCCTTCAATGCCTTGCAGTTCCGAGTTGAGTTCCATGTTAATAAACCCGCCGAAAATCTGCGTCCCTGTATTCCCCAGCTCTTCACGAGCAGGAATAGGCTTTGTCTTTGTCTCTTCTACCGGAGCTTTGTCGAGCGAGTATTCGGGAGTGTCTGACATCACGAAAAGATAAGCTACCTTTATCTTAGAGCGAAAAGAAAAGAAAAACAATTAGAAGTCTCTCGACATGATATTCCTGGGCACAATGGGCGCCACCGTCGGCCTGACCGTCGCCTGAGGCGTGAACAATCTCACTGAGTGACGGTGGCGCATAGTGTTGGCAATACACAACGCATCCGCACGGTCAGGACTTTTGCCCAGTCGTTTCTTCATCTCATCTTTGCTTTCAATGTGGATGGTGCGGTCTTTGATGAAGTACCGGAGGGCGGTGAGTTCCTGCACCAGATCAGAGACATTGGCCAGGGTCAAGACCTGATCCTCAATATCTTGTTTCAACATCCAGTAACTTTCCGCGCGGAAGTTGGCAAAGGCATAATGCTGAGAGTGAATCAGATTCTGTGGGGCACTGCCGGCGTTGTAGGGAAACACTTTGAGGTTCTGGCTGTAACAGTAATCCACCGTCCCCGCCCCCAGTCCCCCCACATCCACCCCGATCCGTTCTGAGCCAATCCCCTTCTCGTCGGCGATAAAGCAGATATCCTGGCCGGTCTGGTCTGTGCGTTGTTTGGGCTTCTGAATCGCCGGATAGGCCCAGGTGTCTTGCAGGAATTGAAACATAATCGAATCCTTCCCATAGCGCGCCACATCCACCCCCAGGTACTCTTGGACGTGGGGATCAAAGACATAGGGGCGGTCGTCAAAGACTTGCCGGAGTTTCTCATAGGGGATCAATTGGTTTGGATCGTCCGAGAAGTTCCAGTTCCCCAACACGAAGCGTTGATACTCCGCCTCGGGCATATCCTTCAAGCCGTCCAGATACGCCTCAGGATTAAACGGGTTATCGGAGGGGAGGGCTTGGACAAAGAAGTAGGGGGGCTCTAACTTGCCTTCGGTAAAGGGATCATAGAATCTCTTCTTCACCCAGTTCTGGGCCGGATTAAACGTACACAAAATAAAGGCAGGGACTTCCACATCACCGAACGTATTGCATCGCCCGATCCGTCCCATCAAATGATTAAAGGCCCCTTCGGCCATTTCATCCGCCTCCTCCATGACACAGGCGGTCAGTTCCAATCTCAGTTTGTGCCAGTTGGGGTCTTTGCCTTCATCGGCCTCCAAGAAATAGACGGTGGAACCATTGGGAAAGGTAAAGCACAGTTCAGAGCCGTTCCATTCCGCCTCTTCCTGGAGTTCTTCGAGGACTTCGCGGAATTTTAAGAGGGAGGTTTTTCGGGAGGAGGTCAGGGTTTTGCGGACAATCCCATACCGCGTGCGTGGATAACGGAGCGCGGAGGCAATCAGGGTCAAACAGGCGAGATAGGACTTGCCGCCCGAAAAGCCCCCCCCATAGCCGAGGTAGCGATAGCGACCCGACTCAAGGGCTTGGAGGAGATGATCCTGTGTCTCCGAGAGTTCGTGGGTGTGGACGACGGACAATGAATTCGTGGGTGATATGATGATCGACCGAGCCGGACTGCGTCAGATTCAAGGAGGGGGGGTAGATTTTATCAAAGACTTTTTTCATGGCCTCCAGATTGCCGAGGAGCATTTCCGCCAGCCAGATTTCATCGGCACTGGTCAGCAGTCCGGCTTTGTATTTCGCCAAGAGTTTCTCCTTATCATGTTTGTGGAACCACAAGCGTTCCAGTTGTTTAAACCGTTTGGCTTCCACCGCGAGGCTTTTCCTCCCTTGAATCCCTTTATAGCCGCGTCCGAGCTTATTGCCTTTTTCGAAGGGCATGGTGTAACGTCATTAAAGACAAGATCATGGCTACTGTAAGCCATTAAACGGATGGGGTGGCCACAGGTACATTGAGGTGAGCAAACTCACCAAAATACTGTTGTGCGGCGAGATTATAGGCGCGTGCCGCATCCTCTTTCGTTAAAAAATGTCCAAGGTGAAACCGCGATTGATGCACAGTAATATAGGAGGTTTTGTTGATGGGTACAGAGCCGCAAATTGCTTCGTTGATTATTCAAAGGATCGTGATCGCTATGATCGACTACCATCCCGTTTGGGGCCTGCATAATGATGCGATGCATACGAAGTATTGTTTGCTTCCCTTTTCCTTGTTGGGTATTTCTCATGGCATAGCCCTGACCCCAATACCATTTCCACTGATTGAGATAGTCATAGTCTGCGTCGTCCACCAATGCCACCTTGCCTTGAGTAAGTGGGATTTCTTTCATAATGAAGGAGTGATCTTACTGTATAGTAACGTTCTCAAATAGGTAGAGAGGTCGAGACCTGGATGTTTCTGTATTTCTGCATCCAGTTGCGCCTTTTCTTCCTGAGTAATCCGTAAGATGATTCTCACGGATTTCAATTGCTGAGGTTGTTTTCGTGGCATAGGCAAAGGATAATCCTCATCAAGGATATGACATTGTCGTCTCAGCGTCAAGCCTCTTGTACGCCTCATTCAAGTGTCTTGCTCAGATTTGACGAGGGTGGGGTCTTTCTTCATGCGGTCAGCGCCAGATGATTAATCAGCAGATGGAGGGTGTTATCCAGGAGAATGATGAGCCACACAGGACGCGCCGCATCAGGGATCGCGAACCACTGCCCGAGAGAAAAACGATCGATGACCACATGGGTGAGGCCAATCATGACCAGGGCAGGCCAAGATGTGGTGATCAAAAGAAACGGGAGGGTATACAGGAGGCCATGTACTACGGCAGGCAACAGACGTGTCAGCTTCTGCGTGGCCATCCAGCGAGTCTGTAAGACATAATCCCCGACAAGATGAGCCAGGAGTTCATTCATGGGAGTTTACTTCAGTTTATACAAAACTTTGTAGAAAACGGCCTAACGGGTCTCGTTTTAACCCTTTTTGTACTGTGTTAATCAGCTACCTTGGTCGGACAATCGGATGGACAGGTCTAGCGTAGCATTCGTCTGACAAAACTTCAACCGATGTGTTCCTGTCCATCGTCATAGGTCTCCTCCAGATAGCGGCGCATGAGGCGTCGAATCACGTCAGATTTTTTCTTACGTCTTTGGAACTTCAAGCGAGGGGTCACGGCTCTCTCCAAATGTTCCCACTCGGCTTTCGTGAGTTGAACTTCAAGTCTGTACGCGGGCATGGAAAATGGGGTTAAGTTCCTGGTGAGCATGCAGATGACGGTGATGATGAGCACAGAGCCATTGCAGGTCTAATTGGTGTGCGGGCGCATAGCCGAGGTAGTGGTGGCCATGAAGGCTCACGGCGTTCTGACACCACTCAAAGCTACACACTGAGGCGGGCGCGAGGCAACCACGTTTTTTCGCGGCACGGACAGCACGGTAGGCTTCTTGCCTCGCGTAGAGTTTCATCCGCATCACCCCACGCTCAATAAAGCGTTTCTTCCCTTCTGCTTTGGCCGCTGTCTGACAGGATTTGCAGACATACAGCGACTCATAGTCGATCGCTTTCGCGGGTTCAACGTGATAACGCGGGGCTCGACGGCAGACGAGGCAAGAATCCATGCACGCAGTATAACACAAGTGGAAGATATCCGCTGGGGTTTTTGAGGGGTGAAACAGGGACACGGGCATTTTTCCATCACTTTTCTTTTATTTTCCCTAGACAATGAAAGCTCCTGTGTTCTTATAGTATGTCAGACGCTACAAATGATCTTCGTAGTCCTGGAGGAAGAGTTGAAATTCACCCAGTGCCTCGCGTTCTTTCATCACGACATGTTTGAGGGACTGGAGCAACGCAGCACGGGAGGGATAGGTCTTCTGGAACCACAGGTCAAAGGCCATCGGGGTGAGGTGGGCGGAGAAGTCGGAGCCCCCCGTATGGCAGTCCAGACAGAGGCTCAGGCCGTTCTCCACCCGCCAGCGCAGGCTATGTTTGCGCCGCCCTTCGACATGATGGGCGGCGACAGCTTGGACTCCACAATGCTGGCACTGCCTGTTGTCACGAGTCAGCACCATCGACGACCAGAGGGTATCGGCGGTCTGAGGGGTCATGTCAAGGTACTAAAGAATCCAGAGAGATCAGCCGCCTGGAGCTGAATGAGACAGAACCTCCGAGGGCGTCCCCGTTTCATCTTCTGCTCCTGGGCTTCCAATTGCGCCAGGGCTTGCTCCGCCACCCGCAGTGAGGGGTGGGGCTTGCCGATGGGACTGAGGGCGTTCAATCGGTTCATGACCTCCAGCGGACGGGCATAATCAAACAGGTCGGGAGTGAAGCAATAGATCTGATAGACGGGATTCAGTGGTTGGGTGTCAGTCATTGGTTTTTGGGGTTACGTAATGTTCTTTGAGATAGGGCAAGAGCTCAAAGAGAAACATGGATGCAGTGAGGCAGATGGTCTGATCCCCGATCTTCATCACCAGAAAGTCATCCCATGATCTCATATATTCCTCCAGCTCTTGGTGAGTTTTAAACTCCAGGTGTAACAGGGTCGCATGGGCGGGCGTTACTGGACTCAATTCAGGCATATTATATTTTGGTTATGGTAACAGGACCAGAAAGAAAGGCTTCATGAGGGAGTACCCCCCAATCGGCTTTGATACACGCACCTTGTTTCTCAATACAACCATACCTGAATCGTGGAGCCATTTCATCCATCACGAGGGCATCATGCGCAAAGTCCTTGCCCTCTACTCGCACACGATCCCACCACTTCACCCCCAGAATCTTGCGTTGATCCGAGGTGAGGGCAATAAAGTTGCGGCCTTGCTTCCGGAGTTCACACAAATCCACGCCCGACGCTCCGATGCAGGGAGTGGCATCGTTCTGAGCCACATCCCCGACGTTGTAGTGGGACATATAAACATTTATAGATTTCTGTGATATATCAGGCTTCACCTGTGCTTTTTCCAATAGGTTCCCGATAGGTGTGGCCTCCGCTACGGGTTTCATTTCATGTTGCACGCCCATATTCGGGGCTTCTGGGAGGCGAATCCTCACCCCGTCTTTCCATAATTCTACGTGCGAGTGGCATCCCGTGCTGATCCCCTCGCCATTTTTTAGGTTCTCTTCTTTTGTGCCACACCCGCCCACTTGACCGAGTCTATCTCCTGTCAGAACTTTTTGCCCGTCCGTCACGTAGGACTGATGGACATGGCCGATCAGATACCGATACCCTTGTCCTGAGTCTGAGCTTCCCGCTAATTGAATCGTGCGTCCAAGGGTTTCATGGGAAGAAAGGTTGGTCACGATAAACGATTCTGGAATCCCGTTGAGGTTGGGGGTGTAAAAATCAATCGGTTTCCCGTGTGTCCCGATATCGAGTGCCAACATCCCTTTATGATGTTCTTGCGTCTGGGTGATATACACCTGTCCGTCACGACTCAAGACATCAGATGCCCACATTGATTTGGGATAAAGATAGAGCATGGCCTCGCCAGTTACTTGGCTGGTGTCCGCTTGCGCTTCTGGGACACCGATGTACTGGGCGTCGATTTGGGCTGATTCTTCTGAGAGTTTTTTTTGCTGCTCTTCGTAAATGTCTTCTTGTTCATCATAGGCATTGAGGTTAGTTTGCGTCTCCGCCTTGAGTTTTCGAATGCGGAGGAGTTCAAGATTGATCCTGGTATATTCTTTCCCGATTTGTTCCTTGCGTTGTCTTACTTCCGCGGGGATGGGATTGGCGGGCGGGAGGAGGTAGAGGGTGGAGACAATGGCGAGGATCGAGGAGATAATAATGATGTAGGTTTTTTTTGAGTATTTCATGTTGGCATTGGTTATGTGTTGAGTTGTGGATAAGGATGGATTTGAGAGACCGGTATGATGCTCCTGACTGACGGCCAGTCATCGCCAGTCTCGTACATTCTGAGCAGGAAGTTTGGTTCATGGGTTAAGGTTAAGACAGGGGGGAGGGTTAAGAGAATATAAGATACTTCTTTTGTTTCACACACCGTTTCAGTTGTTTCACCAACAGCTCGCCTGCGGTCTTGTCATAACTTGGTTCCCAATGTTCAAGAATTTTTTCAAGTTCAGGATAGATTTGTTTACAGATGGCGGGCGAGAGGCGTCCATCACAATCTGAATGATTGAGGAGGTATTTAAGAGGACTTTGTACCCACTCCCATTGGTACGGAGGTTGCGTGCGTTCGGTATTCGTAAATCCTTGGTATTGATCGAGTGACAACCCAATGCTCGACGCCAACAATTCACGAAAATGATGGAACCCAGAATACGACCATGAGGCACCAGTATATTTTTTATCGAGGTACGGACGAAAGGATAAACCCATATTTATGTTGGTTAAGACTAGGAGAGGGGGGAAAAGAGAATCAGCCAGCCGATGGCGAGGAGATAGGCGGCGGTCAACACGACCATGATGGTAATGCCTAACAGGGAGCGTTCTTTAATGGCTTGGGCGAGGAGAATCCCATCAATAAGTAATAGGCCGAAGAGCATGAGAGAGAAGAGGAATTGGGTGAAGTAGAGCGTCATGGGAGAGGGGGGTTAAAGAAGAAACTTTTTAACGATGAGGAACACGATCCAGATACCTACTCCCCAAAGGGTTACCGTAAATAGGAGCTGAAGTATAAGGAGAAGAAGAATATGTTCTTGAAGCCAGTCAATGAGTTTTTCCATAGGTGTGTTAGTGAGTGAGTCCTGGTATCGGAAGGGCAGGGGCACTGACCCCAATCTTGATAATCGTAAAGCAAATCGCGAGAAATACTAACGCGAACCAATCAGAAGCAGTAAAGAGATGTTTGGTTTTCATGTGGATGATATTAGGGATTTCGCAGATTCGAAGTACTCATCGAAGGAACACTGATTGAGGCTCTCGCTACAGGAGGTACAGAGTTTCAGGGCTGGTTCTTTCACATAGAGATCAAGCTCCCAGTCTTCAGCACGAAAGACGCGGGAACACTTGAGGCATTGGACGTGTAAGGTCATAAAATTTTGGTTAAGTTATTTGTTTTGGTTTCCCAGGATCAGGTCCATGCGGTGGGGGTTAAATGATCGCCATGTCGAGAATCAAACCAGCCGCCAGACTTATTTGATCCCCGATATGAATACCAAAACTTATTGGCACTATTACTATAGCATACTAATATCCTATTTGTCAAGAGGGAAAAGGGGGTGAAATGGCAGTACCACTCACCCCCAGGAGGCTTACTGCTGGCATTCCAACGACATCACGGTTTCGTGCGGATAGAGCGGTTCCAGCAACTCATGCAGGGTGCAGGTGAAGTCGATGAAGACTTCGTTGGTGGGCGTATAGAGAATCCAGGTGTGGACTTCTTTCTGGACGCGGACGCCCGGCGCGAGCACCAACATGAGCTGGCCGGTGGTCTCGTTCAACACGAGGGAAAACAGGGGGTCAATCTGAATCATAGTTACACTCCTTCTTGCCGGGCACGGCGCTGGTGGATGACGGTCATCAATTTCTGGTAGCAGGGGTGGCAGTAGCCATGCGAGGCCTTGATGAGGCGTGGCCAGGGGAACCAAAACCCCCAGCGTTTCGAGGATGGCCAGAGGGGCCACCACAGGGCGTGGCAGACACAACACTGTCTACCCCACATACAAACCTTTCGACCAGGGCTTGAGGGCGACCTCAATCGACTGGAGTCGGGCGTGCATGGGGTCGTCGTGCGAGATGTTGTAGCGATGGCCGTGGGCGTCCGCTTCCCAGTGGTGTTTGACCTTGTGGCAGGTCACGCCTTCATCGAGTTCGATGATCACCTCCTTGGTGTCGTAGTTGATCAGAATCTGATGCACGAGTAGATGCAGCATGTAGCCTCCTTGAGTGTCTTACACTCAGTGAAGCGGGAACCATGATCGTATGATCATGACAGGCTGTTTATTTATGTCGGCTTGCGCTTGGAGCGTGCCAGCTGTGACACGGCCAGCCTCCCCGACAATGGAGCCGGCTTATCCTGCTGTCGTCCATGCCAACCAGTTCCCGCCTCGCTGAGAGCAAGACGTGGAGGCAACCCGTATAGGCGTGTCGACCGCAGGGAACTTGGTCGTGGGCTGAGACATCTCACCACTCACCTCCATCCGAATTATTAAAGTTCACGAATTTCCACCTTGATCACACGAATGTGTGTCGCATACGTTTGGACAGGAAGGGCATTCAATCTTTGAATTCTCCGACATACCATTGTTTGCCTTCAAACCTTATTGTCGATCTCCATCTATCATGGGCTTTATTCCAATGCACACCTCGGTATCCAGATTTATTTCTATTAGGTAATCGCCTATTGATAGCATTCTGTGAAATCGTACAAAGCCGTAAATTCGATCGTTGGTTGTTCAGTCCATCCCGATCAACATGATCTACCATATTTTCACCTCTCTTTAATCCAAGAATTTCCCGATGCATAAAAACACTTTCACCCATTTTTCCCTTATGGCGTATGGCATAATTTCCAGAACTACAACACCATTTATATTTTGAGAGTTCTGGATAATCTTCATCGTCCACGAGTGTTTCTTTACCGTTATTGAGTGGAATGGTCTTCATAAATACAAGTGCCCCTGGACAGGTCTGATACTGTTCAGGTAGGAGAGCCGTGGCTCCAGGGGCAGGCTTGTTATAGCAAATGGCTTCCGACCTGAACAGACTAAGAGTAGCAGATTGAGCCATAAAAATCAAGTGGTTAGGGTTAACGCGGCTTGAAGGAGGGCTTGGTCTAACATAGGGATTGTACATAATCTCTGGCATCTTGTAGGTCTTGCCGCATCGTGTTGGCATCGTTCAACTTATCGCTCTCAATGGAATGAAAAAGGTGAAACTGCCAGCCAGTGAAAACTTTCTTTTCCCCCCTGAGAAAATAGGTAGGCCGGACCAGGCAATGACCAAATTTTTTCTCAGGATATTTCGTGTTGAATTCACTGAGAGTGAGAGCAGGCAGGATGTGGGAATTCGTGATCATTAGAAAGGTTTATTACAGCCATTCGGACAGCGGCAGGTCTTAGGGTCGTGCTCCACCATTCCGTTGAGTGCGGTAATCAGTCCTTCATGGTAACAGTCACATTTCTGCTTGCCGTCATTCATCGCACAGTGATGGGACTCGTCTTTCTCTATTGAGCGGACATTGGGTAGATCGAGTTCAGGATACGAGGCATCGCAGGCAGAACAGTTATTACAGAGCGCAGGATCGTGGCTTTCTTCCTTTATAGAATGTTTTCGCATGTGAAAGGAAAGGCACTGGTCACAAGTAAGAGCAAGCTCATTCTCAATTTTTTGTTCTTCAGTAAATATCTCCTCCTTCACGTCTTCCTTATAGGAATACACCAGCGCCGCTTGATAGGGATGCTCATGGATGGCGATGAAGAAGGAGAGTGATTCAATCTGAAAGCCTGGATGCTCCTGTTCTAGGCGATTCAGGGCGGCCTTCACTGCACGGAAGAGGTCGCCTGGGTGCGTATACAAAAACGAAGAGGTCTCAAAGGTTTTCATGGAAGAGGGTTAGTTACGCATACCATTTAATTAAATCATCAAAAGCCTGACAGGTTTTATGATAGCCCAGCCGTTGAAGCTCATTGACGAGTAAGGCGTCGGCATTGCAATGAGCGGCTTCGTGGTCGGGCATACCAGAGACGAGAGGGACTTCGGCAATCTTTTTCGCCAGGGCTTCATCGAAGATGTCGACATCCTTTACGTCGCTCCCTTTCCACACCGCGTGATAAATGACACGAGCATCTGTCGGATTGAGTGGTTCGGCCAGCGCGTCCGTCCCCACCGCGTAGGTTGGCGTCTCCTCCTTCACTTCCTCTATGATTTTTAATTCCAGCCAGGTGACGAGATCGTGGGGCTGAAGGGCATATTGAACATGTATACGATCTGAAGCTTTATAATTTACTTCATGGAGTTCATCAGTTTCAAACACATGGCCGGTCTTGTAGTGTAGAAAATCTTTTAAGAGTCTGTATTTCATAAGTCGAGGGTTAAATTCGATTGTACTGTATTGTGTACCCGTGCCCAGCTCTCAGAGAACTGGAGACTCGGATCAATCTGATCGCTCAAAACTTTTGTCTCTGAGGCTCCCCAGGAATGGTTATCATAACGGTGCAGTTCATCAGAGATTAAAGCATTACCAAAATAGAAGGCGTAGCCTAGAGGGGTCAGACACCATTTCAACTTATCATCAGAATGTGCGATTAAGCCCCAGTACTTCAGCTTCGTGCCATTCGTGTACTGGCTTCGTGTGGGCGAAAGTTCGGAGGTTTTGAACCAGTTGATGGTCGAACCTTGCACATGCTTCACAATGATTCCAAGGAAGTCTAAGAGAGCTTTGTTAAAGCAATACTTGTAGATGATGACTTTTTGGCAACACTCGCCACATCGTGAGCCGTTCAGACTACTTATGCGCGAGATTTGTTCGGGGGAGTAGGTCATGTGAGTTGGAGTTGTGGACATTTTTCAGAAAGCAAGCGCATCATGGCACCACGGTCTGGCCATGAAAGATAATTAAATTTTCCTTGTGTCCCATCACTAAAATAGAGTGTAATCAGGCCATTATATTTTCTAATGATAGGCAATCCAAAGCTCGTCAAGGCATGATTGATCGATCCAAATCGCCGATAGAGGACTTGTGCCAACGACGCCCCACGATTCGATTGTGAGGGAAATTCCTGATTCACACGAAGAAATTCAAAGGTACGACTTTTGAGTTGTTCTGGACAGGTCTCATGTTCATTACGAAATTCCATCGACTTGGGGATGAAGGCTTTCACGGGAATCTTTGTTCTCATGGCGGCCATCTGTTCAGGCGTTCTGAGGCGAGTGAGCTGTCCACTCTCAATAATCTTTTTTTGATGCCCATAGGCCAGTTCATCGCTGACTAAGCCAGTCCTCCGAGATAAGCCATAGGTTTCTTTATAGATTTTGGGCGTCAGTCCCGAGCATTTTTGCAGGTGGGCAAAGGCCAAGCGTTTGAGCCACTGTCCACAGGCATGACATTGGACAAATTGACGATTCTCATCTTGTAGCAACACCCCTTGAAACCCATGCCCCTGCTCAGCCGCCGGCATCAGGGGGGTTTTCGCAATCCCAATATAGGCACGTCCTGTCTCACTCTCGGGATACGGATAGAGCTTATCAAGATAATCTTCTTTGTGGTCTTGAAAAAATGTGGACGTGATTTTACTAATTTTTCGTGCACGACATTCGTCTGAACAATACCGACGATTGTGATGGGAATACTGGGTGACTTCAAATGGTTTGAGACAATGCAGACAAGTTTTTGAGGCCATAGATGCGGAGGTTAGTATTCTTTCCTTGGAGCAGGGGGCAAATGGTGTGTTGCGATTGGACTATCCTTGGTCGGTTTTGTGCCAATGCCCTGTAGCGGGTTTTGCCAGAGGTAGCTTCTCTGGGGCTGTCTGAGTCGGATCAACCCCCTGCTCGAAAGAGAGATGTTAAGAGATAGGGTGAAAGAGATACGGAATCCCAGTGCTGTTATAATAAAACTGGATATCCCCGTCATCCCAGTAGGTGACAGCATAGGATTCTTTCTTGGGGATTTTCAGCTGGTGGATGTGGGGGAAATTACTCTCATCTCCTTCCGTGACGCGTTGGAGAGTCAGAAATTTTGCTGTATCGGAGACGACGATAAAGTCCCCTTCATCACAGAGATTCCCTTCAGTAGGCTCATAGGTACAGTTGTAGCGAGTGTAGTGTGTAGCCATTTGTCGGACGGTCATCAGAAGGGGGCGTTAGGGGGATTGCGGAAGGCTGAGAGTTCGGTATTGAGTTTGGCGATTTGTTGGGCTTGATCCAGGATAACCACACTGGCTTCTTTTAAGGATTGAGAGGACGCGTGGGCGTCGCACACATGGTGCGTCGCGGGGGACTCGCAGTACGTGCAAGAGATATCGGTCATTCTTTGGCGGTTAGGGTGTCTTTAGGAGGAATGTCGAGACGGGCGGCGAGTAAACGTTTCGCCTGGGCATCCATTTGAGTGGCGAGATAATTTCCCGTCGTGCTAATCCGTTTCACGGCGGCTTTGAATTCCTCTACGGTCAAGGGGGCGTGGATCTCATGGAGCACGAGGGAGGCGGCCGTGGTGTAGGCATTCTCACACAGAATCTGATAGGTCTTCAGCGGGTCTTCTTTTTGAAAACTGCCTTTCGGTTTATTGGCCGACATATACTCCCATCCCCCCTGGCAGTACTTTTCTCTCGGTTCGGCAGAGTCGGGATTCGTGCCCGGTTCCCCACAGCTCCAGAGGACTTTGCCTTTGTTATCGAGTTTCGAGAGGACATGACCTGGATGCTTCGCACAGGTGGGCGGGGCTTTGAGTTCCTCAGGCGTAAGGGCAAGCGTAGGGAGTGCCATACAGAAGGGGGTTATTGGGAAGGTAAGAGATAATTTTCGGCTTCATCCACTTGCACATTCAGCTCATCCAACTGAGCCGTGAGGAGCATTTCATGTCGTTCTGTCATGGCGAGCGACTTCTGATAATCCGCCAGGTGCAGGTCGAGCTGGTCCAACTGTTCACGACAAATCTGATAGTGAGGATTGGACTCGTCCAGTTTCTCGATGTCGTCCTTCAGGCTCCGATACGTGTCAGCAATCATCTCGTAGGTCTCATTCGTCATAGGAGTGGGTTAGGAAATCTTCGTGCCGGTGGTCATCTCATAGACGGAGGACGGATGCCCAAGGACGCGCTGATAATCACAGGCGTCTTGTGAGGTGAACGCCCACACCGTGTCATGGCTATCATCTCGGGCAATCGCATACAACACTTTGGGATTGACCATGGCTTCCACGGGATCAAAGATGAGCCGATCTTTGAGGCGGTCGATTTCTTGGGAGAGGGTGTGGGAGGACATAGATGTATGGTTAATGACTACCTGAAGTATATCATACCTGCTCATAGATTGTCAAGGACTTAACATGGGTTTCTTTTGCATCTCCTCCAGGTAGGCCTTCCAGCGCATATGTGCCATTTCAATCAGGGCTTCGTTCACTTCCCAGCGGCCTTGCTTCGTCCCTTGTCCGGTCAAGAGGGGCTTGAGAAAGCCGCGCTGATGCCACTGGCGAATCCGATAGTGCGTAATCTTGTTCGCCTGACAGTAGGGTAAGGTATGGGCGCGGTCGAGGGGGATCATATCGTGCATAGATTAAATCGCGTTAATGAGTGATTCGATATTCCGATAGGCTCTGAGATAGTCCTTGCCGCGCTCTGTCCAACGAAGGACAAATTGTGTCGCTGAGGTTTGAATGATGTTCACGATATACTGTTTCTCTATCAGGGATTCTGCAATCTCCCAGCAATAGTCCATATCTTGAAGTGGATAGTTATGCAGCACCGCGTGCAAAAATCCTGCCTCTTCGATGGTGAGGTCGTCATACATCCTTCAAAAGATGAGGGTGCTCGTAGATATTCCCGATCACTTCAATCTGTTCTGGATGAAATTCTTGGATTTCAAAGCCTGGAGATTGAAAATCGTCAACACACTCTTTCCATTCCACGGCTTGCACATAGCCCCCTTCAACTGTACGAAGAAGATCCCCTTCGAAAATCTCTTTCCCGTTTTTATCCTTCATGCCAGTGTATTGCATAAGGACGTAAGCACGGGAGAGAAACTGAATAAATTCATTGAGATGCGCAGGGTCGTGAGGATCATCGAGTCCCGCCCCCACATCCGAATGCATTGTCTTATTGTGGATACTCCAAAATCGAAATTTGAGGGGTCTCATATATTAAAGCGGTCAAAGAACAGTTGGAGAATGTTTGACGAGAGGGGGCGCGGGGCCATCGCATGTACCACCGGCACACGGGAGGCATTCGGAAACGTGAGCTGAACCTCGGTCATCTTTTGCACGGCCAGCCATTTCATAAACGCAGTAATTTCAAACTTCACCAGGTGATTCTTTTTCATATAACCAGCGACATCGAGGACAATCTTTTGCGGGTAGGGAGCTTTCTGTTCTTTGCTCCACGGAGGAATATAGGGAGAGCCTTGCATATGGATGTTTGTTAGTGTTGCCCTGAGTGTATCAAACTAGAAGTCAGTTGTCAAGAGGGTTCCACTTGTTTAGTTTGCACTGCTTTTCCTTTCAGCCAGTACCCATGACAGGTATCACAGACGAGGCTATAGCGTTTCGTGGCTCCTGGAATTTTAATCATCCAATGCAACGCTTCGTCCCAGGTGAAGTCGAGAAAGGCTTCACGGGCGCACAAGGGACAGAGGGTGTGAAATTTAGGCATGGCGTTGAAGGCTATGAATGGGCTAAGGATAGGCGAGCTTCGTGCGTTGCGTTTTACTCATCGTGAGGAGACACAACGCCACAAGTTCACAATAGGGATGCTGCTTCTCTTTCGCCCACTGCACGCAAAATTCCACATCAGCATCTTTCACATTCCCATCATCGAGAACCACATGGAGACAACACCCACACTGATCTTTGAGTGGCTGACAGAGTAACCGGAGTTGTGGAACCGTGAGACGCTTCATGCTGGGGGATCAATTAAATAAATGTTATCCGTTTCCTCGACACCTGTTTTTGGAAAGATCCAGGGGATCCCAGGTTGAGCACCCTCAGCAGTCAGACCAAATTCGTCGAGGGTCTTATAGGCCACCCATCCACTCAAAGCATTCGACATGCCAATTTGAATGTATTGACCTGCGGTAATGTCGTCCCAGTGGAGATGGCGCATAAAGAGTGGGGGTTTAAAGATAGAATAGATGTGTATTTCAGCGTTCATAGCGTCATCAGCGTTAGGCATGGGCTTTATTGGTTAGGATGTAGGAGTTGAACCACACCCCTATATGCAAAGGCTAGATCGTTTAGCTGATGGCACTCCCCCCTCCCCCTCAAACTAAGAGAGAAGAGAGAGTATCAATATGCAAGAGGTGAGTCGTTCCCTTCAAGCACACTTGATCCCCGGACTGCGTGTCCCTTTCCCCAGGCCTTACTACAAGGATCGTAGGCTGGTTGCCACCTGTCATTTCAGGATTTTTAAATAAGAAAAAGCGTTTAGTGCTTCCCAGAGAGGTTCCAAAGAATCAGTGCTAGGGACTTGCGTCACCGTCTGAGTGTAGGCACTAAACAAAAGCCCAGGTACGAGATGTGTGGTGCTGATGAGGTGAGTTGTCTCCCTCTCCATACACCCCGTACCAGGGCTTCAGGTCTCATCAGCATATCCATCATACTCTTCCTAGATATAAAATGTCAAGACCTAAATAGCCCGAAGCACCTAGTCTTGTTGCCAGGCCGCCTCAGGCTAATCTTAAAAAGGTTCTCAGGGACTATAGCTCAGAACCTGAAATACCCCTAGGACGCGCCACAGCCCCGTATATGCAGCTACAGGGCCGCATTGACCTTGATCTTCATCTTCTGGGTGGACGAAAAGGGGAAGTGGTGGGTTTTGGTATCCGAAAAGGTCACCGTCCACTGGCCGAGATAATCATCCGCCGTATCGAGATTGGCCGCGGTAAAGACATACGCCAATCGAAAATCCCACGTCCCGTCCAGATGATCCACCAATTCCGTGACCGACCCGGCTGACCCGTTCACTTTCGTGGTCACGGTGCCGCCTTCGAGTTCTTCGGTGACCATTTTAAACGTACAGGTCGCCGCGGCGGGGTCTTTGGGGAAGTCCAAGATATCCAGGCGGATTTCTCTGGCGGTGTCGCCGGTAGTGGTGTCGTGGAAGGCGTCAGCCATTTAGGTGGGGTTCGCCCAGCGGATCGAGGGGGCGGAGGGGGTGCGGAGTTGAGGGGTGGTCATGCGGAGGGAGGCCGGGGTGTCGGTGGCCATGCGGGTCGTGTCCGTCTCGATCCCCATGGAGGGACTGCGGGGACTCCGCATCGTAAACTGTGCGGAGGGGGTGGATTGAGCGGACGGCACCATGAGGACGGTGAGATGCATGTTACTTCTTTTTCTCTCCGGCAAAGGCGGAGGCGGAGCGTAGCATGGAGAGCAGAGGATTACTAATATCCAAAATAAACTGACGGTTCAAGATCGCCTGTTCCATGAGGGCTTGCCATTGGTCTTCGAAGACGAGTTCCGTGGCATCCTCTGGGAGGCTTTTGAGGTAGGTCAAGAGTTGTCCGGCCGTGAGATTTTCCTCGACGGATTTATTAAACGGGGCGAGTCCCACCGCTTGTTGAAGTGCTTTGAGAGGGGTGAGGGGGAGGACGTTCCCAGTGGTGGGATCCAGAAACTCCTTGGGGAGGGTGCAGGTTTTCATGGCGTAGAGGTTAATGGTATCTCTACTGTATCAGATCAAATTGTCCAGTCAAGATTAGGCAATCTTATAGGCGATCAGAAAACTGTTGGCGTAGACGGTGGCGAGATAGGCAGCGTTGGTGACTTTAAAGCGGATTTGTACCGTGCCCGCATTGGTACTATTGACCACCGTCCCACTCATATGGATCGCCCCTTCGGAGGTGTAGCTCTGAGAGAGGTTCGTCGTGGCTCCATCATCGGTGGTGAGGACTTCCTGAATAAGCGCGGTCGGGCCTGTGGTAGCGGAGAGCACAATCACTTTTAAGGTGGCCGACGCCGGGACATTCACCGCCGTTTCCATCGCCCCAGCGGTGTTATCCAGATCAGTAAAGAGCGTGGCGTTAAACACCCAGACTTCACTCGCGCCGATGCTAAAGCTCAAGCCGGTGATATCCGTTAAGTTCCCATCCCCTTCGGTCACATCCCCTGTGGTTCTCACGACGGTCGCGCCAGCGGCGGCGGTTTGGAAGGTGGGCAGCGCACTCGCCCCATTGGAGGTCAAGACCTGCCCCGACGATCCCAGTCCGGCCACCGATTGCACGTCCCCAGTGGTCGTCGTGCCGCCACACAGGACAGCATACGCCGTCAGCGACGCCACCCCCGTCCCGCCATGGGCCACATCCACCACGGTGCCTTCCCAGACGCCCGTGCTCACCGTGCCGAGGGTCGTGAGATTGGTGGAGCCCGCCCAGGTCGAGAGGGCGGTATTTTCTACATTGCTATAGGTTTGAATCTTATCGTACACCGCGTTTTTCGTGGGCACTTCTTGACTTCCGTTCCAGCCCACCCCATATACTTCATCCAGCACCGTGAGATCGCCATATCCGGTACTCCCGTCCGTAATCTGCAGAGTCGAGATCCCTCCACGTTTCAGTCCCGCATCTTGGCCAGCTCCAATCGAGACCGCCGCCCAACTCAAGACGGTGTTGGGTTGGAAATCCACGACGGTGCCTGTGTAGTACCCCAGAGCGGCATTGCCCAGAAACGCCCCCCCAGCCGCGTAGATCCGAGGATTCCCTCCGGCGGCGGTTTGCAGATAGATCAATCCCGACCCGGCGGCCAGCCGCATTTCCGCCCCCGCGCCGCCAAAGTAGAACCAATTCTTACAGGTCAAGTCCCCATTATCTTCCACCGACAAGACTTCGGTGCCGTTGTTTTTAAATGAGGCAATCTTCGCCGTGGTCGTCAGGGTGTTGAGGGTATCAAACGTATACGCCACGGCACTCCCGCCATTCGCCACGTCGGGATTAAAGGTATAATCCGAGCCCGTCCCCCCAATCAGTGAATCGATGACACGGATGGAGCCTCGCGTCACATGGGCGGTACTTTGGAGAGTAAGAATTTCACTGGCCGCCGTCCCCCCAATCAGGGTTTGACCAGTCGCACGGCCAGCCAACAACGCATACTGGGTGTGGTCATCATCGGTTAACCCGGCCAAACCTCCGTGATCGGTGACGCCGGTCGCACCGAAGTTTTGCATAAACGCTGAAACAATCTCTTCCGCGGTCGCGTCACTCTTTTGAAACGTGAGCCGGGCAATCAACCGGCCATGGCTCATAATCCGGTTCGGCACCGTGGCCGGCGGTGTGCCTTCTGAGGCTTGGGCGCTGGTGGTGTATTGATTCTGGCCATACAGGACGACCAAATCCCCATCGCTTTCGAGATACAACCACAGGTTCGCATACCGTGCGGCGGTCATTGTTGCCAGTGTCCCGGAGCCATCGTCATATTGGGTATTCGGCCATTGGGTTTGACTCGCCACTTTCGTCCAGCCCCCGACGCCATCCCGATAATACAAGTCAAACGTATCACTGACGGAGGTATCGACGGCACTCACTGTCAGCTTCGTGAGGCCATACCACATCGCGCCTTCCGTGACCGTCAGATTCCGTGTCCCGGTTTCCCCGACTATAAGGCCGGTACTGTCATGCCGTTCGAATTTCATCGTCCCGATCATCTCTTGAATCATCATCGAGGCGTGGTCTCCGACGGCATGGGGGGCATTGAGAATCTGGAGTGCCCCGCCTTCATTGACGACATTTCCTAACGGGAAGTCGGTAAAGTAATTCCAATTCTCCGTCGTCCGCACGACGACTTGTGGACTCCCGACGTTATACTCCACGCCGATATACCGGATCGTATCTGTCGTAATGGCGAGGCCATTCGAGGCGCTCCAATCAAACCACAGGTCCGCGGCAGTCGCACTCGCCGAGGTGCGGATTAAGCCTGTTCCAGCCGTGACATTGATCGTCCCCCCTCCGGCATCACTCATCACCCCACCGGATGCCCAGCCCGCCGAATGAAAGATATTTTGCATATCTTGGACGGTCGAATAGGTGGACGCCCCAACCCGAAGCATCGGGAGATCCGAGGCATCAATTTGATTGGCCCCCGATCCCCAATCCAGATGGGTGTCGTTAATACTATCCACTCTGACATCCGCGGTGATGGACGGCGTGCCGTCCGTATACGTCAAATCAATCGTCGCGGAATCGACGAGCATCCCCCCCACCGCGTCTTGGGCTTGTTCATCGGTGTACCCGGCAGGCGGAGCTTGCCATGTCCCCTCTCCGTTGGCATCAGTGGTCAAGACATACCCCGTGGTCGCCGCGACGTTCATCGTGAAACCGCCGGTCACCAAATTATTCACAATTTTCACATTGCCATTATTGAAATACCCCGCCCAGTTCACCAGTCCTCCTTGGGCGTCCCCGCGCATGCCGATCACGACACCGGTCGTATTCGCGCCTGAATCTTCCGCGAGACAATCCATCCCGATCAAGGTCAGGGCTGCCCCGCCATCAGAGGTGGTGGTTTGGTACAACGCGCCCACCATCTCCACCGTGGCGGTGTTGATATTCACCGTATGGTGGACGAGAAGTCCGGCCTGATAACTGTTCGTCGTGGAGATGCGATTGATTTCCACCTGCATCCGCGTGTCCGGGGTGGTGGTGCCGAAGCCCCAGATCCCCAGATCCTCCCGATAGACGGAATTATTCCCAAAATAGATCTTGCCTTTCGTGGCGTGGGCGGTACTCCCGACCGTCAGGTTCCCGCCTGATGCGGTATCCCCATAGAGGGTTTGTCCGCCCGCGCGTCCGGCTAAACGGGCATAGCCCACATGATCGTCATCGGTGAGTCCTGCGAGCCCCCCATGATCCAGGCTTCCCACCACGACATTCCCCGTCAGGGTGTTGGCGGTATCATCATACGTCCACGTCAAGGCGGTGCCGTTCTGAATCAAGGCCGCCACCCGATCATCCACCCGTTCATCGGTATAATAGAGGTTCGTCCCTTCTGAAAGATTCGTCGTGCTCTTCGCACTGAAGGCGGTATCAAAGCGGGTTTGCGTGTAATACAAATTCGTCCCTTCGGGGAGGTCGGTGGTACTGCGCGTCCCGAGCCAGGTCAGCGCTCGACTATCATTGTGATATTGCGTCAACCAATCCGTACTGTAATCAATGTATGACGTGACGCCTGCGCCATTAAACGCCGCGAGTCGGGAGGCCGTGCCCGTATGCCCCGAACTCGTCCAGGCGAGATTGGAGAGCAAGGTATGATCGCTCACCCCGAAGGAGAGCGTTTTAATCACGGGGACATTGGTTTCCCATTTCGTCGTGGGCTCAGCCCCGCTATCCGTAATCCGGACATCATACATCCCTTGGGGGACGACGGGACTGACATCCCAGTCCACTTCTCCCAGGGTGTTGGTGGTCTTGGTATAGAGCGCCGCGCCAGGACTGGATTGATTCACCCCCGGGGTGAAGAGCTCAATCGTTTTCGTGACGCGGACATTGCCTGTTTGGTCAATGAGTCCGTAGAAAGACATGTTAGTGGGTCATAAGGGCGAAGACCAGCCCAAGCAAAACTCCAACCAGGAAGAAACAGCATCCCCACTTATTGGTGGGACGCACTATTTTCAGGGTCAGTGGCGGCGGGGTTGGTGACATCCATCTTCGTCGAGGCAATGGATTGCGCCGAGGAATAGAGTAGGGTGGCACTCAATCCTGCTAAGACGCCCATGCCGGCCCGTTGAGAGAGTGCTGGGAGTGTCCAGGCTTCAGTGCTCAGGATGGCCGCGACGACCGCCAGCGCAATGCAGGTGGCTTTGTAGAGGTTCGAGGGATAGGCGGGAAAGGTTTCACGGATCAGTTGGGTAAAGGCCACAGCCACGGCACCAATTTGAATCGAGTCCATATAAGAGGGGGTTAAAGGTGATGAAACTTACGGTATTCAAAGATCGCATAGGTATCTGTCGTCAGCGGGGTATTCCGTTGCGTAAACTCAGAGTACACTTGTTCATCTTTCATCCATTGAAAGGAAATATCTGCTTCTGAGGGCGGGGTGGGTTTCGGATCGAACAAGCGAAATGACACAATCGGATAGGGGTTCACTTTCTCTCTCCCGTCGAGGGGATCCAAGATCAGGTCATCGTGGCCTAGGTATACCGTGAAGTGCTGAGGGTAGTACGGCGCAAATTTGTTCGTCTCCATGATACACGGGGTCGTGGGATACGGGAGGGCGGCATTCACTCTGCCATGAAAGTTCAGCCCCAGAATCTCACTCGCCTTTTGAGAGATCATCATATTCCCGTTCGCATACCCGCCGCCGTCGGTCAGAAGTTTGTTCGCGTCAGGCGGCAGCATGTTCGCCAGCATGCTCAGTGAGACGAGAAAACAACCATTTTGCCCTATCGTCGTATTGGATGTACCGAGTTTGACGTTTGCCCATTTCGGATCTTTTTGAGAAAAGCGTTGCATAGGCGTAGGGGGTTACAAAATGCGTGAGGTTTTCATTCTTAATGTCCTGGGGATTTTGATGAGGTGCGTGGCCGCGGTCGCAGAGCGGATACCAAAGAAGAGATGGCCAATATCTGACACGTACGGCAGGTTCGTCGTATGATCAAATTTTTCTACATGATTGACATAAAACTTCACGGATGAAATAGGGTTTCCTGACATGACAATCTTGAAGGTATTAAACGCCCCTAGGGTAATCCCGGTAATCGTATTCGTCGTTTGGGTCGTCCCACTCGCTGTGGAGGATTTGAGTGTCCCGTCCTCCACACAAAACGCGGCATGCGCGGTCGTCGCGGTGGAGTTGACTGGGACCGTCGAGGCAAAGGCTCCCGTTAAACTCGCGAGCCCCATCCAGGCATCTTGATTTGTCGTCCCATCAAAATAGGCGACGAATTCTAGTACATTCGTGTAGGTGGGATAGAAGTAGGTTTCAGAGGAGACATTCGTTGTTTGGAGAATGGCGTCCTCATTAGTCGTAGAGGAAATGAGGTTCCGTTCAAAAATCGTGTTGGTGGCGGTCGAGCCCCCATCCAGGACGGTATCAAAATCCCCGATATCTAAAATAATATCCCAGATCGTATTGTTATATTGGACGGCGGTCGCTGTATCGCCTGCCGCGACTTCTCGTGAAACTGCCATAGAATTAGGTTATCGTAAATTGGACTTGCAAGGTCATTGTTTCTGACGAGGTCTTCGTTTCGGTAATCGCCACCAGGCTATAGAGTGTGCCGGTGTTGGATGAGGCCGTGGCCGTGGCCGCCGCCCCATTGCCAAAGGCTCCCATGTTGGTGAGCGTGCCATTCCCTGTCGCGGAGTTAAAAAAGGCTTGAAGCGTGGCGACATTCGAGGACGCCGTATTCGAGGAGACGGCCACACGGGCCAGTTCAGTAGAAAGGGTCGTTGCCCCGACAGCAGGAGCTGTTGCGCCTGTGCCGACGGCGAGATAGGTCACAATGACTTGGGTGGAATTTGTTCCAGCGAGCTGTTGGGCGAGGGCATATTTCCCTACACTTGGGGTCAGGTTTTCATAGACAGAGCGTCGCAGTTCCTTGCCATCAAGATCATGGAAGATCAGCGTATAGATGCCTTTCATGCTCAGTACTTCTGATTGTTCTATTGGCATAAGTAGGAATTGTGTCAAGACCATTGCGAGAAGTTCCAGACGAGCGGGTGGGCATCGGCGCCCCATTTATAGACCAAGTTACTATCCGTGGTCAGACTACTACTTTCCGTCATGGTATAGGTCTCAGAATCGGTTTGGATAATCCCGACGGTCTGGCCTGCATCAATTTGAAGGTCTTTATCTAATAAGTAGTTTAGCAGGTCTTCCATCCCGTACAAACTGGAGGCACAGGTGACACGATATGTCCACGCTTCCCGTTCAAATAACGTCTTCTCAATGCGCTGAATGAGAAATGACTCTGCCGTATACCCATAGAGTGAAGAGGTATAGGACAGGGTCTGCCCAATCTCTAAGCCCATGACGTTGGTCGTAAACTCCAGCGTGACAATCGCATTGGCATAGATATTTAAATACCCGTTGGCATACTCAAAGGCTTGGGAGGTCGAGCGGATTTTACTGTCAATAATGGCATGCTCAAAGACCCCATCCCCGCCAGTCAGTGCCGCCATGGCCGCGATACTTGGACCATTTTCGGCTTTCACGAGAATCGGTTTTTCGAAGGTATAGGTTTGCTTCAGAAGCGTCGTGGCCGAGGGGGTGCTATCCGTCCCTTTCTCAATGTACTTTTCTTTCGGGTTCATCATCCACTGAAAAGAGGCCGGATCATCCACCCCAATAATCCCTACCGTGCGGCTTGTATACCCACCCCCGGTATTCACATCGAGGGTAAAATCATAAATGGCTTCATCATTGTCATTGACCCCAATCGTGCGGGGGCTTTCCTTAATCGTAAAAATCGTATCTGTCCCGTTCGCGAGATAAATATCGGTTTGGGTACTACTGGCTTCCGTCCCTCCACGGACATAGACCGTATTCACGAGCTGACTCACATCAGGGGTGACCCGGACACTCCCAAAATTATAAGAGGTATCTGTGAGGGTAAACGGCGCAGGGGTATCATTCGACTCAAAAAAATGCAGGTCTTGGTCATAATCGAGATACCATTTCCAACTAATCGTACTCGCCAGCGCATCAATCACTGCCGTTGGAGGTTTAAAGGAGAACCGCACATCATCCATCGTCGGGGTCGAAAGTGTAATGTGTTTAAACGTAAAGGAGTTATCAGCCATAATGCGGAGCCCGTCGATTAAGAGTGAAGATGTCCCTGTCTCGGCGACGGTCACCCGTGCATAATCGAGCGCAGTCCAATCAGGCGTCCCCAAAAGCGTCATCGAGGTCAGTGGGATATAGAGCTGTTGCCACTCATTCGTGGCTTGCAGTTCATACGGATTAAAAGACAGGGCTAAAAAGATATTATGCGAGGACGCACTGCCAACCCGTAAGGTCACGGTCGTGATCGTGGTGTAGTCGCTGAATTTAATCCAGCAGGAAAGATAGCCTTTCGTGACTGCCCCGGAGGTCGCCCCGGTGAGCAAGCTGGCATCAACTGATGTCGTCGTGGCCGTAAAGGTGGCTGTCCCCGACCCCGTCCAGCCAAAGGAGGCCGCAATACTTCCTTCCTGATAATCTGCCGTAGAACGGGTCGGGTTCGTGCCTGTGCCTGTTTCAATCCAGACCGCCTGCAGCGCGGCGGCATCGGCATACTCAAAGCCATCGACTTCCGCGCTGACATTCACAAATTTTTGAATCCCATCAATCAAAATCCAGCGGACAGTTTTCTCGGTATAAGTATCATTCCAGAGCTTCCGGTTCATCTTTTTGGCATACTCGACACACTCAAGCGTCACGACCAAGTAACTTGTATTCTGCTCAGGATTTTCACAGGCCACTTTCGTAATCGTCCCGCCAAAGACCTTCCGGCCAACCAGGGTGCCCGCCGCGTGGGATTGGGTTTCGACTGCCGTGACGGAAGTACTCGTCACCGCCGTGAGGACGACGGGCTCTTCGACGCTTAACGTCGGTCCTAAGACTACCGTATCCCCGACCCGAAAGCGGCTAATAATCGATTGGTCATCGGCAAAGGTAAAGGTTTTCGAGCCTGCCCCGGTGGTGGCGGCGAGGGTAGAGACCCCATCATAAATTTCAATATCTTCTCCTTCGGTCGGGACAAAGTTTTCCAGGGACACGGTCGCGGTATTACTCTGTCCGCCGAGCTGTTCGAAAATCCGTATCCCATCCCAGGAAACTTTATTCGTCCGGTCGGTGCCATTGATAAAGACTTGATACATTAGCGAGCAAATTGAGTGCGGAGTTTGAGCTTATTGGCAATCTCTTCCCCGATCTTGCGGGCAAAGGTCTTGTCATCGCCATAGAAGTTCGCGCCCTGGAGGTTTACCGTAATGCCTGCGGACTGTTTGGCCGGGGTCACCGTCTCCCCCGCGTGGGCGCGGATGAGCATCGATTCTCCTGGGTGTCCCGGAACAATCCCGCCCGTGGCCATGGACGGGGCGTAGGCGGCGGCCTGTGCACCGGCTTCTAATTGCTTCAGTTCGGCTTTCAGGGCTTGAATCTGTTGCAAGGCGGTATTCGCCAGACTGTCTTTCCCTTGGGCTTTCATCTGCTGATAGATGCCCGTCAAACGCGTAATCTTGGCTTGCTTGTCTGAGGTGGCTTGCGAGACATTCACCCCCGCGCCCATGAACGCCGACCCTGACAAGGCCGCGGTATTGCCTTGGAGTTTGGCATAATATGACTGGAGGGTTTGCAGATTCTCTATCGCAAACTTCGACTCGGTTTTGCGGTTCATCATAAACTGCGCGGAGAAACTCGTATCCGCTTTGGCAATGGCCTGATAATACGCATCATAGGCGGCTTGCGTCGTCGTGAGCTTGGTCGTTTCCTCGGACAGTTCCTGCTGGAGGAGGGTTTGCTTTTCTTGAAAGGCGGCCTGCAGTCTAGCACTGGCTTCTTGCTGTTCGAGGATCGCTTGGGCTTTCTTGAGGGCATACGCTTCCCCCGCCTGTGTCCGCTCTTCATTGGCGAGGAAGGCAATCCGCTGGAGTTCATTCATGCTCGCGAGTGCCCGCTCGCGGTTCAACTCTTGCGTGAGATTGATTTCAAAATTATTCCCCGTCTCGAGGAGGGCATTCAGCTCCTGCAGTTCCTCCTTCTTGGCTTGAATTTTCTCCTTCATACTTCTCAACTCATCCCGGCTCGCCTCCCCCCGTTTGGCTTTTTTATAGTCATGTTCGAGGTCGGCCAGCTCTTTCGAGACCTTGACCGTATTTTCTTCCGCATCTACAATCACGCCGGCGGCGGATTCCGCTTCGGTTTGCGTAATGTTCTTGAGCGACTTCTGGTAGTCCTCTTCCAGTTTCAAGAGCTCATTCCGATTCTTTTTCTTCGTCTCAAAGACCGTTTTCTCGTAGTCGATCTGGTTGTCCCGCATCGTTTGGTTGAGCGTATCGATCCGGGTTTGCGAGTCTTTGATCTGGCCTTCCGTCTCGGTGAGATAGGTGGTGACCACACTCGCAATTTTTTCATAGGTGGCTTGTGTCTCTTCCACCATCGCTTTCAACTGTTCATCAGAAATTTTCGTCTTCATCGCTTCCTGTTCTTGCGCAAGTTGAATCTGTAGCTCCTGAACGGCCTGGGCTTTCGCGGCAATCGCGCTGTACACCGTCACCACCTTGTCCTTCATTTTATGATAGAAGTCGCCAATGAGAGACGTGGAGGACGCGGCTTGCACGTCGAGCGCTTGCAGTTCGACTCGTGCATTCTCCGAGGCGTCGCGAAAATACTGCGCGAACATATCCGGGAGAAAGCTCAATTTCTCTAAGACAAAGGCAATGGCGGTCGCAAACGATTCTTTGAGGAAGAGCACAAAGCGCAGCCCGGCATTTTCAGAGCCCGAAAAGAAATCCACCAGCCGAGAGAGGCCAGTGACCAACGTCGTGAGGACGCCAATCGCAATGGTCAGGGCTCCACTCAACGCCCCCCCGATGGCTTCACTGAGTTTTGAACTACCCCCAAAGAGCTTTTGGAAGAGGTCAAAGGTCGCCACCAGAAATTTTTTCAAGGGCGGCCAAATCGTGGTCGCCAGCCAGGACAAGATTTGTCCCAGTTTCTGCAATCCGGCTTTAATAAAGTCCATAATCTTTCCACGGTTTTTCACGACCCAATCCGCCAAATCTTTAAAGACCGGAATCAAGGTCAGCGCGAGGGTTTGGCTAATCCCTTTGAAGGCGGTCTTCATGGTATCTAAGGCTTCATCCATTGCTCCAGCTTGGTTCACGGCCAGGTCATCCATGGCGACCCCCATTTCTTCGGCTTTGCTCGTCCATTCATCAAAACTCATCGCCCCTTGCTCAAACATCGGGAGCAGATTCGTGCCCGCCTTGCCAAACAAATCCAAGGCCGCCGACGTCCGTTCGGTCGCGGTGGGAAGTTTGGCAATGGCTTGCCCGATGGTAAACATCTGTTGTTCCGGGGCGAGTTTTTTTATCTCATCAAACGACAGGCCAACAGCGCGGAGTCCGCCTTGGGCTTCCTTGCCCTTCACCCCCATCTCTCCGAGGTTCTTTTGCATGAGTTTAATCCCTCCGACAATCGTCTCCATGCCCACCCCTGTTTCTTCGGCCGCGAGTTTGAGGGTGGAGAGCGCCCCGACACCGATCCCGGTACTGGCTTTGAGGTTCGAGAGTTCTTCGCCGAGGTCCGCAAACGCTGTGACGGACTTGACCGCAAACGCGCCAAAGGCTGTCGCATAGCCCGCCAGCGCGACCCCCGCCACTTTCATGGAGGACTGGAGACTGCTAAAGGCCGACTTCGTTTGGTCTTTCGCACCGATAATGAGTTCGAGAGAGGCGTCAGCCATGGGAAGATTTGAGAGATTTCATGAGGGCATCGAGGGTATAGAGCAGGTGTGCGCTGGTATAATCGAGCTCATAGACGCCCAGGCCGTACGTTTTGACCAACCACCATTCCTGTACCTCTAAATCTTCGACAGTGAGTCCGTCATAGGGTCCGCGTCGTTTGCCTTGGAGGGCTCGGGCGTACTCACGTCTTTTTTTTTATCCATGGCCGCTGAAATGATTGAAGCGGGTCTGATCCAGGATGAAGTCGTCACCTCAAATATCTCAGGATACCTCATTGAAGATGTGATAGCGTAGTCTATTTGCACAATCTGATAGGGAGTGCTATGATCTAACCATCATTAACTCCCTATCCCATGTTCCTTACCAAATCGTGTGCCCAGTGTGGAAAAACCTTTGAGAAAAAACAGTGTATCTCAATGAAGGAATGGCTTGAAAAAACCATGTATTGTTCGAAAGCCTGTTGGTATGCCTGGAAGAAAGCCCAGCACAAGCCAGCATGGAATCATGGACTGACCAAAGCTGATCATCCCTCACTCCAATCGATGGCTGAGAAGAAAACAGGGATTAACCCATTTACGAAAGAACAGATGGAAGCCCAAGCCGCTCGGATGCGCGGCACGCATCACTCTGAAAGTACAAAGCAGAAAATGAGTGAAGCGCATAAGGACGAGAAACATTGGAACTGGAAAGGCGGGATCACGGATGAACTGCATCGCCTGCGAAATCAAATGAATTACCAACACTGGAAACAGGAGACACAAACGCGGGATCAGTTTACCTGCCAACACTGTGGTCTTCAGGGGGCGCCCACGTCGAATCTACTCGACACTCATCACCTCAAGGCGTTCAAAGACTATCCGAAGTTGCGCTACGCGGTGTCCAACGGTATTACCCTCTGCAAACCCTGTCACACGAAAGAACATCATCGACTCAAACTTACTCTCTAACTCTCAACTTCTATGTCTGAAATTTACGACGACGGGGCGAAGGTGGTGAAGGATACGCTCCAAGCGAATGTTTCCCTCCGCGTTCCGTCTTATGCCACGGGGTCACTCCCCACTCCTACGTCAGGCGTGTTTGAACTCGCGCGTGACACCACGACCAATACCTATAAAGGCACGGATGGTGCCGCGAGCTGGGCGAACATCGGCGGCGAACTCGCCGCCCCTGCTGCACTGACTGATCTCTCTGATGTCACCACCACCGCGCCGAGTAACGGCCATATGCTGGTCTACGATACAACGGTGTATAAGAACTATGCCGTGAGCGGCGATATCACCCTGTCCAACCTGGGTGTCGTCGCCATTGCCTCCGATGTGATTGTGAATGCGGATATCAAAACCGATGCCGCCATTGCCTACTCCAAACTCGCCGCGCTCACCTCTGGGAACATTCTCGTCGGCTCTGCGGGGAACGTGGCCACCTCGGTCGCCATGTCCGGCGATGCCACGATTGTCGCTGCTGGCACAGTCTCCGTCACTGACCTGACGATCTCCGGAGAATCCAATGGGGATGTGCTCCGCTTTAACGGCTCCATTTGGACAGCCGTGGATCCGGCTGAACTCCCGTCTGGGACGGCCTCCATCATCGCCCAAAGCGCCACGATTGAAGCGGGCGCCAATGATGTGACCCTCTCCACCACCACGCAAACGGTCGGCGTCACCACGTTGACGATTCCTGACTTTGCGGGCGTGGCTGATACGTTTGCCTTTCTCACGAAAGCGCAAACCCTCGTCTCAAAAACTCTCACGGCGCCGGATATCAATGCCGGAACGGCAGATAGCTTGACCAGTCTCTCCATCCGTTCCACCGGGTCGGCCCATGATGTCACCTTCGCCTGTAGTACGGTGCTGACGGCAGGGCGCACCATCACCTTGACCATTCCTGATAGTGCCGTGGGGATTACACTCCCGGCCTCTGGTACGCTCGCGACCCTCACGGGTAGTGAAACCTTGTCTGGGAAAATCCTGACAGGCAACACGGTGGATAGTACGATTCATTCCACCTCTGGGAATACGTTAACCTTCCCTGATGCGATTGATACACTGGTCGGGAAAGCCACAACGGATACCTTGACGAACAAGACCCTCGATGCCAACGGCACAGGGAATAGTCTCTCGAATGTGGGACCAGAAAACCTCCAAGCGGGAGCGACCGCGTCGGTGACAGAGTTTGCTACCTTCGTGATTCAAAAGGATGTGTCGAATAGTGCGGCCACCTCCATCTACACCGCGAATGCTCCGTATAAGTTCCGCATTCTCGATGCCTGGGTGGTGAACATTGCCGCGGGCAACAGTGGAACCTGGAAGCTGGATGATGGCACCAATGATATTACAAGCGCCGTCAGTTACACCGCTTCAGATACCGCCCTCGTGCGCGCCAGTTCTATCGACAACGCCTATCATGTCCTTGATGCGAATGCCACCCTTCGGTGTGTCAATTCCTCTGCGACAGATGATGCGGTGCTCTATGTACTCGCGATTCGGGTCACCTGACCCTGAGAAGCCTTTAGGGGCTTCTCTGCGCCCTCTCTGTTGAGGGCGTGTACAAGCCCCTAAACTCTCCTATGGCCTTGTCCTACTGTACCATTGCCGATATCCGCCGCGAGAGTGGGTTCACGAATAACACCAACCTCCTCGATGCGCGCCTGACCGAAACAGGGGAACGCGCCCAGAGTGAAGTGGATAGTTATCTGCGGGGGGTCTACACCCTCCCGCTGGCCTCCGTCCCTGATCTGGTCGAGTATGTCACCATGCTCCTGGCGTCGGGCTATCTGTTGATCCGAGAGTATGGCCCTGAGTCCCGCGATACGGATAAAGATGGGTATAAGAAATGTGCGGATGCCCGTGCCCTTCTCAAACAGATCGCCGCCAAAGAAATCTTGCTTGTCGATACGACGGGCGCAGTCTTGGCGACCTCCACCACTCATCGATTGAGTTTCTTTCCGACCACGACCACCGAACCTGGCCAACAGATTTCCATGGATCGTGCTACCCAACCCTTCTAATGGCCGACGGCTTTGCCCTCAGTTACACCTTAGATACTCGTGCTCTGGATCGCAAGATTCTGGGGATTACGACCAAGCTGAAAGACCTCTCACGTCCCCTCATGCTGAGTAAGGATACGGTCTTACAGGAAACCGATCAGCAGTGGAGCTCTGAAGGCTCCCATCTCGGCACGGCCTGGAAGGCGAGAAAACCCCAACAGGGAAAGGATGGTCAGCGGGTCGATACCTGGCCGCTCCTCGAAAAGACTGGCAAGATGCGCAAGAGCTTTAGCTTTCAGTCCACCAAAGACTCGATGAGGATTTTTAATACGGCCTCCTACTTTCCCTATCATCAGTCCTCAGCGTCCAGACGCAAACTCCCCCATCGTCCGATGCTCGTCCTCTCCCCAAAACTCAAAGAGCAGATTGTCAAAATCTTCCAAGCAGAACTCCGTAACCTCACACGATGACCGACATGCTCCTCATTCATTTCTTCTATTCCCTGGGCGGGTTTGTGGTCGGCTTTGAAGTCCGGGCGGTCCTGACCCTCTACCACGCCACGCATTCGTGGTCGGCGACCTGGCATGGGCTCAAATTGTTTCACCTCGATTGTCTGTCCGCTTCCTAATATGTTATGCCGTCACGCGAGACACTCCGCTCGATTCTGTTTTTCCTTGGCCTGGGACTCTGGACGCTCCTGCTCCTGACGGAAGTCGCGGGGCGCGTGTATCACTTCGACTACACCATGCCCTGGCCAGTCCATATCATCGCCATCGGCATCTCCGGCGCCTACTACAAAGACATTCCCACCTATCTGATTTCGAAAGTGAAGGACAAGTTGCACCAGGATAACACACGCTAATGGATGAAATTTTCGACCGCATCAAGGAAATTCTCGAACGCTATGTGAAAGGTCAGCGGGGGTTTAAAGCCGTGTATTATGGCGATCCTGGGGCGATACCCTCAATGAGCCTCCCGGCCTTGTATGTCGCGCCCGTCAAAACCTCCCTCGTCGCCCTGAGTACGGGATCAGATCGCATCCTGTATACGATCAGTGTGGGGGCGGTCTATCAGCAAGTCACGACGTATGACACCCAGCCCTATGATGAACAGAGCCTGACCCGTGAACTGGTCAAAGCCTTTCTCGAAGCGGACGGGGATGGGGCACTCCGCACGGACACGATTGTCGGCGCGATGCGGTCCGAAATCCAAGCCGATGATGCGGTTTTGTTTACCGACCGATTTGAGATAGACTATGGGATGAGCGACCGTCGTGGCTTCTCCAGTATCGAAGGCTTGGTCACGTTTGAAGCCACGATCCAGAAAACCCGTCCGTAACCCCCTCTCCTATGAAGATCACCAATACCAGTCATTCCCTCGTTACCTTCGCTGACCTGCCGGCCTTTCAACCCGGCGAAACCCGTGAGGTGTCCGATGACCTGGGCGCGCAACTCCTGACCCGCGCCGAGTTTGCGGAGCCGAAGAAAGAGGCGAAGCATGAGCCTGAGAAAAAATCCCATTCATAATTTTTTAACCCCACGTCTATGGCCTACTCGAAACAAGGGTATCTCGCGCTGAAAAAAGAAACCACGGCAGGCACGGCTGTCTACCCGAACGTGTTTCTCGAACTCATCTCCGAGAGTGTCACCTCCCCCAAACCGCTGGTCAGTTCCAGTCCGGTCTACGGGAGTACGGTAAAGAACCTCCGTCCGATTCGTGGGGCGTTTGAGGCACCCACGGGCGAAATTAAAGTCCAAGTGGAACCCGATACCATTGGCTACATTTTGGCAGGCGTGATGGGACCCCCCTCGACCGCCTCGGTCTCGGATACCACGGCGTATGTCCATACGTTTACCCAACCCTACACCACGGCCGCGCATCCCACCTTTACGGTGGATATTGCGATGGGCTCGGATGACTTTGTGCGTCGGTATGTGGGCTGTAAGTTCCATAACTTGAAACTGGAAATTGAAGATAACGTCTGGACGGCGACGTTCACCTTGACCGCGATGTATGCCTTTGAAAACACGAGAGTCAAAACCACGGCCTCCAGTGGCACCGCGCTGGTCCTCTATCAAACCTCTGGCCTCGTCGCGGGTTCGGATACGATCATTGTCTCGCCACAAGGCGGCGCATCACGGGAAGAATTGACGGTCACCACGATCTCGAATGAAACCACACTTGTCGTGAGTACCATCGGGCAAACCCACACCGCAGATACCGATGAAGTCACGATTAAGAAACAAAGTCCCTCCTTTACCCAACTCCGGAAACTGACCTGGATCGGGGACTCGACCTACAAAGTCGGGGCGGCCATTGGTTCTGTCGCCCTGAGAGACGCGGAGACCTTTAGCTGTAGTATCAACCGGGAGATTGAAGTCCGGCAAGCCGCGAACGGGATCAACGAGATTGACCGCTATCCCACTGCGATTCTCGACAAAGGCGTGGAAGCCTCCGCCACCGTCGGCTACTACTGGACGGATGAACAACAGATGGATCAACACACCTTCGGGACGCAGCAGGCGATTGAAGTGGAAGCCATCGGGGAACTCGCCGGCGCGGCCACGGTCTATTCCAATCTCAAGATTCAAATGCCGGATGTGCGGAATATGAAGAGTCCGACCCCGAACCTCGAAGCCGACGCCCTGCTCCAAGAGGATTTGGAACTCACCGCGTTTTATGATAGTACCGCCACGTATCTCGTGAAGGTAATTTGTACCTCGAAAATTGCGACCTATTAAGTAGCAGACAGAGGGATGCGTGCGTAGCGTGTCCCTCTTCTCTACATTTCCTACGCCTCACCCCTACGCTATGCCCAAGCTCAGAACCACCCCCTTCACCCTTCCCGAATCAGGGATCCATTGTGAACTCGGCTTTTCGTATTTTGAAGGCTTACTGATTCAAAAACGGTTTG